TTGACCTAAACTTTGTATTAATTTATTAATTTGGGTATTAAAGTTTTGCGGTGTAAGAGCGTTAGCTTGGTTAACACGGGTATCGTAACCTTGAAAAGCCTGTTGCCCAAATGGAAAATCTAAACCAGCAGCACGATAAGCATCTGCTAAAGCCATATTGCTTTGATAGTAGCCAGTGTCTTGCGCTGACAATACTGCCTGTCTTTGTGCTGCCTCTGCTTGAGCATCTGCAAGTGTTTTTGCTTCGCCTATTTGCTGACCATAAATAGCATCTAATACTACCTTGCCTTGTGGTTTGGCATAAGCAGCCCTCATTTGTTCAGGAGTTTGTGCTTTTGCCAGATCAGCAACTAAAACATCAACATCGGCTTGAGTCATCGTGCCACTTGCAAGCGCCCTACTAATTGCTGCTTTTGCTGCTGGTGTGTTTATGACATCAGCACCTTTTGTTGCACTAAACTGTGACTGTAGTGTTTTGCCTAGATTCTCTGTACCAAACTGTTGAATTGCGCTTACTGTATATGGCAATACTCGGCTAATCTGCTCTGGTGAAACATTGTTAGCCAAGGCATCTTGATAAATACTTATATTAGCTTGTCGTAGCGCTTCTGGGTTATTTACATCTACACCTTGCAATTTACTCTGTATATATTCTCTTACATTTCTATCAGCGAATGTTTGATTAAATTGAGAAACTACAGATTGTTGTGTTACTGGATTAGCAAATTGAGCCTGTCTACCGCCAATAGTTGATACATTTAATGCGCCTGGCATTATGTCATACATACTTTGTGTAGCATAACCACCACCATAAGGATCGGCATCTAATGAAGCAGAGTCTATATTTGTTAAGTTAGTACCAGGATCAATACCTGTATAGTTCAGCACAGCTTGTCTTAGCGAATCTCCATAAATCAATGGATCAGATTGTGCCAATGATTGAAAATATTGATAGTTTTGTTGATCGGGATTAGCACCAATTAATTGTCTACCAAGACTTGTTAATGCTTGTCTATCAAAGTTTTGTCCATCTAGCGACTGATTTAATTGTGTTGCAACATTTAAAGGATTAACACCAGATGTCAAGCTATCAACTATTGTTTTTGCCTCATCACCTGTTAATTTTTTACCTAATTGTGAAATAGCCAATTCGTCTGCTATTGATTTTGCAACAGAAGATATTGATTTATTTGTAGCATTAGCAATTTGAGTGGCTGGTACACCATACTCTACTGCTGCTCTTGCAACATCGGCTGCTGTACCACCAGACGCATAAATATTGTCTATAAAGTTTTTGACTTCTTCATTGGTATAAGCCATTATCCTGGTATCTCCACATTAGATGCTATGCCAGCACCAACTTTGGCTGCTTTTAGCTGTGCCTCTACTTCAAACTCGGCTTTCTTCAGTTCTAACTGTGCTGCTGCTTTTTCCCTTGCTAACTGGATTTCTGCTGCTGCTTTCTCTCTTGCCAACTGAATGTCTGCGAGTGCCTTTTGTCTGTCTGCTTCTACATCTGCCATTGCCTTTTGTTGGGCAATTTGAATCTGTGCCTGAGACTGAGCGATCATTGCTTGTACTGCTGGATCGGCTTGTTGCTCTTGTGGTTGTGGGTTAGATAACTGTTGATCGACCTCTGGTGGGATTTCTTTAAAGAACTCTGCCACATCTTTGAAGCCAGCAGCCTCGATAAACTTAGCCATCGTAGTGCGGTATTGACCGACTGATACGAGTGGGTTAGCTGGACCATAAGTCTGTAGAATCTGCTCTTGCTTTGCCATCACCATTTGCAACATAGCCATTTGCTCTTGTTTGTTGCCTGTGCCTAAGCCTACGCTAATAGACAAGTCGTATTGATTTGACCATGTACGAGGATCAATCTGCTCGTACTTGCCTCTTAAACGAATGATACGAGGCTTGTCTTGGTATTTGGATACTAAGTGTAAGATGCCTTTGAAAAGGCTTTTAACACCTGTTTCTGCAAAGATACGAGCTACTAACTCAATCTTGCCACCAGCAGCCGACATTGTTGCTGCAATTGCAGCAGCCGTTACATTCTGTAGGATGTCTGGGTTTAAGCCTTGTTGAGCATCGCTAACACCTGTACGCTTAGACTGTACTGCATCTAAGTATTCCAACATTGGGAACGCTTGATTAGCTACTGGCTGTACATTGAGTGGCACGACAGCATTAGGATTCTTCATGCGTACTATCCCACCAGGAGCAACGCTCAATAAGTCATCTAAGTTGACTTGTCCTTCTACTGCGCCCATACGAGCATTGTTTGTCAGATACAAGTTATCGAGCATCTGGCGGGTAATTGTTGACTTCTGCAACTGGATGTCCATCGCACGATCAGCCAACGAGCTACCATAGAACTTGTGTGGGATCGGGATTGGGCAGATAGAGTGGAAAGGAATGTAATCCGTTTCTTCATCGCTCAGAATCTCGCCACCAGCATAGACTACTCTGCGTAGTTCAGCAATTCCATCGTCATCCATGTCTGCCATGACATAGCACTCAAATACTTCTACTTCTTCCATCGTGCTGTCCATCGACTGATCGTCTGGCTGCTCAGATTGGTCAAAGCGGGCTGTTCTCTCAGGGCTAAACTCCAGGTCTGTAGAACTTGGTATTGTGGCTACATCTTTAGGATCAAAGCCCATTGCTACTAATTCGGAACGAGTTGTTAGTTTGCGATGTGCCACAAAAGGTGCATCTTGTATGTTCCTAGCTCTTTTGGAGATTAGAAATTCCTCTGGTGGCACATTCTCTACAACTACATTGCCAGCAGTCTTTTTCTTGCTGACCTTAACATTGTGCGCTCTCATAATCATAGGCATACCCATTGGGTCATTGCCTACAACTTCTTCGACTGTTTCTTGCTCTACGATCTCTCTTGTGCCATCTGACAGTAATAAGACAAGCTCATCGTCTGTAAGGTTTTGGTATTCTTCTTTGGTTACTTCTATCTTAGTATCCCAGTAAGCCTTAACGACACCTGTCTTTTGTAGAAGTGCATCCTTAAACCAGTTATGTAGAACTAAGAAGCCATCGTTATCCCGATAGAACACCCAGTTAACATACTCGGTAGCTTGTTTAGCGCCTTGCTCGTCTCCTGGTCCTTTTGGCTCAAAACGAACAATGTCATCGCTTGCAGTAAAGACTCGGACTAACTGAGGTAAAGCACCATCAATAACTTCTGCTACTTCGCCTGTAACGATTTGGCTACGACCTTCGATCTCGTTGCCATAAGGTCTACGCAGATAATAGTCAAGTGCCTTCCTACGATCCTCTGTAGTCTCGGTCTCAAGATAACCAATAGCGTTATCTATCTCCGTATCAATCAGGTTTCTTAGTTTAAGCTGATCCATTTATGTAATCCATTTTGTATTGACTTTCAGAGGTTTCTTCCAATCAAAAGGTTTCTCATCTAGAGCGACAGCAGCATATCTCCATGCGTCTGCTGCGTGGCTATGTTGGTCATGCAAAGGTTTATCGCTAAACATCTTAGTGTCAGGGTTTACATCGTAGCGGTAATGTCTTAACGCTTGTAGTCCTTCTGCACACTTAGTTTGGTCTATGTAGCACCGATTCATTAACATTCTTGCTGCGTTGATTCCATCTGATACAGACAGTTTAGGAGTGATTCTTACTGGGAATCCCATGTTCTCCATGATGTCCTTAACGCTCTTGCCTGTCATATTCTTATGCTCGGCATCATGCGGTAGCCAATGATCTCTGTATGTATAGCCTTTGGTTTGCAATAACGCTGTGTAGAAGTCGATAGGCTTTTGACAATCTTGATAGAAGTCAACAACCCTTACCTCGCCACCAGCTATGGTTTGCACAAACCAAATACTAGTCATATCTGCCCAGCCGATATCCCAGAATGTTGATACTGGAACGCTTGTGTCTAGCAGTACATCTTTGATTCTGTTTTCTTCTTGCGCCTTACGCAGTTCTGTAGCGTAGACTGCACCATCTAATACTTGTCGTGTATTGCCTTCCCATACATTGAGATAAGCATCTAAATCCCTAGCTTTTAAATCTTCCATCTCGTCTCTTAGGACTTTAGGAAACCAAGGGTTATCTGACCAGTTTACTTTTCTTACTTCTGCATTACTTGGTGGGTTTACGATAAAGCGCTTGTAAGTCTCATCTGTATCTAACTCAGGATTAAATGTCATCCATATCTCTGAGCCTTCTTTACGAATCGTAGGTATCAGTACATCCCATGAGCTTTTAGATGTGGTCTGGGCTTCTTCTACCCATGCTATGTCTACACCCTCAAACGACTTGATCTTAGTAATGTTGTGTTTAAGACCAGCAAATAAGAACTCTGAGCCATTAACTCCGTAGATCGCTGTATTCTGTATTGTAAAGAAACCCTCTAATCCCATGCTCTTGATCTGATCTGCTAACAAAGCGTGTACTGAGTCTGAGATACTGTTTTGGAACTCTCTAGCGCATAAGACTCTAATAGGTCTTTGTAAGGCTACGCTGATTAACGCTCTAGCTACACCCCAAGACTTGCCTGATCCTCTGCCACCATATAAGACTTTGTATCTGCCAGGCTCAAATAAGAATCCGATCTTCTCTGGAAACTCGAAGTTAACTTCCATCGGGCTTTCTTAGCACAATGTTAATTGTCTGCAAGTTAGCTAAGTCTGCACCATCTACTCCGCTTATCTCTGTAGCTTGTATAGCTTTGCCATCTACTCGGTCAATGATTTCTTTGATCGCCCAAGCGTCTCCGTTCTCTGCAGCCTTTACTAGCTTCTCTGCGATAGTGCGTAAGCGCCTCTTGTCCTCTTGTACTAAAGCAACCCTTAACTGGTCGTAAAAGAGCTTACCCTTCTTACCATTCTGATTGCCTATAGGTGCGCCACCTTTGTTAGTTGGCTCAACTTGTAGAGTATTGTTTTCTGTAGAGTTTTCCATTCCATTCCTCTATGGGGTGATGGGTGATTTTGCTAATTTACAACAGTTTAATCTAATAATCCTTCTACTTGTTTTATTGTTAATAATTCATCACCATATTTTTTTCGTGACTTATTAATTCTTTCTAAAATTGGATCAACGGCTTCATTCCATGATTTGTATTTAAAAATATCACCTATTTCAATGTCAGCAGGACCATGTAATGTCATAGCTTGACCGCTTTGCGGATGATTTGCAAATCTAGCAGTTATAACTTCTCCGCTTACAGGGTCTACTATTTCTACATATTTAGAATTTGAGTGTGAAGACCCTGATTCTTTAACTTTTAATCCAGCATTTTCAAAAACATTAGCTAAATTTTCTTGTTGTGTATATTGTGGCATTGCACCTTCATAAACAGACAGACTTTCTAGTTTTTTATTGTTTCTTTCTAGTATCTTTACTGCGCTTGGATCAAATACAACAAAGTTTGATGTCATATTTTTGTATGACTCCATCTCATTTTGCAATGCTTTAAGCTGTTCCTTCATTTTTGCTTGATTGCCCCCACCAGATTTTATATCTGCTTGCAAAGAGTCAATCCTTGCCTGTAATTGAGTTGGTGTTAATGAAGAAAAGCCAGGATTTCTACTTCCTTGATCTAAATAGCGTATGCCTTTAATTCCAACACTATTTAATAAAGATGATGCGTCAGGATTTGCTTGGTTTCCATAATATTTGCCAAAACTGTTCTCTATTCTTCTATAAAGTCTTTCGCCAGTTACATTTTTAGCTTCCATATCGTCTAAAGGTTTAAATCTATCGCTTAATTTTTGAATAGCTGCTTGTACTTCAGGTGTTTGTTGTGCTAATGGCTTATCCCAATCCAACATATTAGGTATGTCTGCATCAGGTATATCTACTTTGTATAGGTTGCCTGTTGTTTCTAAAGGATTTTTGTAAGCGCCTGATTCTAAAAACCCTAAAGTTTCTGTTAATAATTTTTTTTGTTCGTGATTAGGGTTGCTCTCTAATACAAATTTAATGTCATCTGCGGCATATTTTGGGTCACCAGCTAAAGTTGCTAATCTTTGTGCATTTGCATGAGCATTTAACCTGCCTTGGTTGGCTATATCTCGATTAGATAAGTTTCTAGCGTATTCACCAGCAACGCTTGGATTTTCAGCAAAATACATTCCATGCCCATAAGCCTGTGCGCCTTCGCCAGTACCTACCTTGCTTATGTCAAACTGTCCTCGTATGTTATGAGG